TGGTCTTAACGGTTGGTGTAATAGTTGTCTAGCTAAAGCCGCATGTATTTATCGTAAAGAAAACAGACAACAAATTAATAAATATCACCGGGAACGAAAAGCTACAGACATCAACTATCGTTTGTGTGTAAGTCTTCGTAGTAGAACAGGGCAAGGAATTAAAGGTGAGCAAAAAACAGGATCAGCAGTTAGAGATTTAGGGTGTACAATAGAGGAGTTTAAACTCTACATCGCCGATCAATTCCAAGAAGGCATGTCTTGGGAAAATTGGGGTAAGGAGGGCTGGCATCTCGATCATATTAAGCCTTTAATTCTATTTGATCTTTCTGATCGTAAGCAATTCCTCAAAGCCTGCCACTACACAAACATGCAACCTCTTTGGGCTCATGACAACTATACAAAACGTGCGAGTTATAATGACAACAAATAAAGCTAAACAACTCTTGCGTGACTCCAGTACAACAGCAACCGGTTGTTTCTGTGCTGTAGATCTTTTGTTATCAAACAGCTGGCGTATTTATGAGCCCGAGACAATTTGGCTTGAGCTAGAACATCTAGATATAGATGTACCTGTCTCAAATCGTGCACAGATCATGGCAGTCCGCACTCTATTTAATACCGATCGTTTCCTCTATGACGCAAATATTTTCGCAGATGTTTGTCATGTTTTAAACAACGAGGAATTGAACTATAAAGCCATGGAAGATGTACCTGTTGCCCAACTTGCGTGGGGTGTGTATGAAGCTAAAAGTTTAATCAGTGGATTAGACTCGCCATCTTCTTTTGATTTGGATCGTGAACCCGTTAAGTATACTGCAATACAGTTATTTCGTGAAGGCTTTGTCGTAGCCCCAGACGAATTGTCTTTCGCTCAAGCAGAACTTTCAAAATTCTATCCGTTAGAAAACAAAGACCAACATCAAAAAATTAAGAAAGCCTGGGCCGCTGTAGCCTCAGAAAAAACTGAGACCACAGCCTACCCAGAGACAATTAGCGGAGTCCAATTTGCTAAACTTGCTTCCGTGAAAGCTTACGTCCAACACAAAGACACCCAGCTTAAGCAAGAATTAATTCAACTTCAACAATAATAGTAATACTAGAAGGTAGCGTCGTTCTCGCTAGTAAGGCCTTTCGCTTCTTTATAACGCTTGACCGCTGTCACAATTTCCCTCATTTTCAATTGATAGACCTTATTAGCCTGACATGCGTCAGATAGATCTGCTAAATACTTCTCACCTTCCTGGCCCTTTTCTTCCGAGGCAGTCAAAAGGTGTTCAGCTGCAAAGGCTTGTAAAAGCTCAGGTGGTAAGTCCCACAAAAAGTATGAAAAGTTCTTAGCCAAATCTTGAGATATTTTAGGCATTTCAGAGAAAAGAATAATTGCCAAGCCTTTACTGACTTCAGAAATAATGTCATGTCGAATATTAGCACCTTCAATGTTCTCTTTTATAAACTGGCCATTCTTATCTTTTTTCTTTAGAAGTTTCTGGCCCAACATTTTCAGTACTTTGGTGCGTGTGTTCTTCTTCTTTACAGCGTATTGTGTTAGAATTTCTTCGGGTGTAATTGCTGTTGATCTATCTCTCACAAACTCAAGAAATTTATTGCACGCCACATCGCCGATTTGGCCCGCTATCATACTTTCTACAGCTCTGTCACTTGTTATACTCTTTTTAAGTTTCTCAGCTGTAAGAAGAATGTTTGAAACTTTTTCCCAATTTGAAGGACAAGGAAAACATTTTCCAGCATCACGTGCTCCTGTATCATAGAAAAGAGGGGAATTAGCAAGAACAAAACTAGGTACGTCAGGATGCCAAGCACTCTTTCTGGTATACTCGTACCAAGTCTGAATATCTGCAACTGTATAAACAAAATTTAATCGTTTTCTGATGGCATGATCTCGCTCACACTCATTCACCAAATACGTTCCATCACTTGGATTCATTGCAGCAACTACAAGAACGTTATCGTGTAAATGATAGTTGTGAATCCTGCGGTCATCTGTTAAAGTAAATAAA